CAGAAAGTGAACTCGATCAAACTCAGATCGATCTCGTCAATGAACTCGATGCTGAGTTCAACAAGCTTGAAGGGGAAAGGAATTCCCTGCAAGCAGTTCAAGACAAGCTAGACGCTGCCAAAGCAGCCAAGGCAGTTCCCCAAGCAAGCTCGGTTGTTGAGCCTGCACAAATCGAAGACTCAATCGAGGAAAGCAAGGAAGTGATCCCAGCAAGAGTAAAGAACCAAAAGACGAAGCACTTTGCAAGTTCAGAAGATGCTTTCGTGTCCGGCATGTATCTAGCTGCTCTAGGCGGCGACCGTCGTGCAAAAGACTTCATGGCTGCACAGTCCATCGGGACTGACAACAAGGGTGGATACACCGTACCTGATCCATTGTCGGATGCTTTGATCAACCTTTTGGAAGATCGTGGCGTTGCTCGTCGAGCATGTCAGCGTGTTGTCATGTCTGCTGACACTTGGACGGTTCCAAAGGTATCTGCTCACGCCAGCATTTACTATCCGGCAGAGGCAGCATCTTTGACGGAATCAGACGTTACTTTTGGGTCTGTGCAGCTCCAAGCCCAGAAGCTTGCAGCGTTGGTCAAGATGAGTTCTGAGATCACTGAAGACAGCATCCTCAGCATCTTAGATGTGGTTGTCGAAAGCATTGCTTACGGCATTGCACTCGAAGAAGATAAGAACCTCTTCAACGGTGTTGCTGGCGGTGTTAATACTTCTGGCATTGCTGGTGATGCAAGCGTCGATGACACGAATGTTGCATCGGTTGGAGCTTTGGCACTCAGCGATTTAACTGCATGTGCATCGGGTATCGGCAATCCGATTATCGGTGCAAGCAACGAATGGTTCATGTCGCCAGTTGTGTTCCATTCTCAGGTTCGTGATCTTCTGAACGCTGCCGGGGGTAACACTATTGTTGATCTTGAAGGTGGTCAGCGACCACTTCTCATGGGCTACCCAGTCAACCTAGTAAGTTGCTTGCCAGCAGCACCTGCTTCCGGCGAACTTGTTGCAGTCTTCGGTGACATGCGACTCGGTGCTTACTTCGGTGATCGTCGTGCGTTGAACTTCAAGACCCTGAACGAACTCTATGCAGAGAACGATCAGATTGGTGTTGTTGCTACTGAGCGTATCGACATCAAGGTTGCCAATCCAGAAGTCTTGGCAAAAATCACGATTACCTAATGATTAGGTATCGATTCAAAACGACCCGTCTTGGTTTTGAGGCGGGTCGTGTGATTGATGACTCCACGCTAAAGCCTGGTGTTATCAAGACCCTCTTAGACTTCAACGCAATCGAGATCGTGCAGGATGCAGTGGACGCTAAAAAGGACGACAAGCCCTCAGTTTCTGGCAGTAACGCTGGCAGAAGCAAAGGCTCATCTTCGTCTAAGCGGAAGCAGTCAAGACGGTCTGCTGACAAGGCTGATTGAGGGTGCAACGGAACAGCTTGAGCGAGACATTGAAAGATGTCTTGTTCAGGCATCGTGGCAACAGAGTCAATACGGTTTTCCTGAAGACGGAAAGGCGATTCTGTTAAACATGGGGTCTGCTACCGCCATCAGTTCAATTACTTATGTGGACGATGATGGTGCAACTCAAACACTTGCAACCGACCAGTACCAACTCGATTCTGGACGTAATGCAGTCACCTGCCTCAACGACGACGACGGGTGGCCGGAAACATTACTAACTCCAAGCGAACGGGATACAGTCTTTGTAAACTTCACATGTGGAGTCACCAGCGAAGACTGCCTGCCTCGGTTGTTTAAGCAAGCGATCCTCTTAGAGGTCGGTCGTTATTACTTCGATCCGGCTCAAGAGAACTTGGTCAACAGCAATGATGGACGAAGTTATGAAAACATCGTCAAGAAGCTGATCAGGAGTTCCTATCCGTAATGCCCAAGGTTACAGGATTTAACCGAAAGAGGATTGGTCATCGCAATTATTTGGCGACCATACAAAATCCTCCGACTACTCAGGATGAGTATGGGCAGATCAGTTACAGCAGTGGGTCATGGACGACCGCTGTTGCTGACTGGCCTTGCGAACTAATTGATACTTCTGGCGGTGAGATCATCGATGGAATGATGACCAAGACCGCAACAGAAAAAGTTGCCATAGGCGATAAACCACAGATTGATGCAGCAATAGTGACTGCTCAGAGCCGCTGTATAATTGATGGAAAGACATACGGTATTACAGCAGTCAGAGATGTGTCTGGTGATGGATTCACTGTGCGACTCGAACTGAGAAGTACCAAGTGAGCCAAAAAACAAATATAGACAGAAAGACTAGAACTTTTATCTCATCCATGTCTGGGAGAGGTGGCAAGGGAACCAAAGTTCGAGTCAACATGACGAACTTAGCAAAGGACTTAGACCTTCTTGATGAAGAACTTCTAAAAAAGGTTTGTCCAACTGCTGTCGGGTATGCGGGAACGATTGTCAGGAAGCAAGTCGTCCAAAACATAAGATCAGGCGGCGGTGAAAAGCATATCGGGATGTCTCGTAAAACAGGCACTCGAAAGAAGTGGTCGAGGAAAGTTGTAAAATCAAGAGGTGTCAACGGGCCGTCTTTAGGAGACAAAGGCACTGTCATCAAAAAGAACATCAGCCGAAAGGCCGGTGGATTGATGTCAAGCCAGATCGTTGGGCCTAAATACGACTCTGGTGATACAGCAAAGAATTTTGCTCACACACATGAACCAAGAGAAGGTCAGTTTTCTGGCGCGCCAAATCATAAGTGGTGGCCGAGAAAAAGAATGAACCTATCTAACCTTCTAAAAAGAAAGTGGCTTGTCAGTGGCAGGGAAACCACTAGGCGTGGCGCACCATTGAAGCCAAGACCGTTCATGGAACCAGCGGCTTCACAGACAATGAATGAACAAGAAGCAGCAATTTTCAGGGCTCTGGAACGCTGGGAAATTGATTTTGGTGAGATTAACGGGACGACCGGAGAGTTCGGATGAGGCCAGTACCGCAAATCATTAGCCTTCTGCGTGCTGACCCATCTGTTTCTGATCTCATCAATCAAAGAGTTTATGCAGATAATCCACCACAGGATGACGACCTTCCATTTGTCGTCCTCACGATTGAAAACACAAACGCTCGTGCCGCATTAGATAACTGCCAAATCAAACTGTACGCCGCGAGAATGAAGGTTGATATCGTTTGCTCAAGCAGATCGCTGGCCGAAGAAGTTCAAGAAAAAATCGAAGATGCCTTGGTCGGTTACACATCATCTGATTCAACACACCCAATCCAAGGGGTTGTCGTTGACTCAGGAGTTTCTTGGGAACTTTTAGTCCCAACTGACGGGTCAGACGAAAGAGGCTACTGGTGTAGCCAAGACTATTTCATCAATTACGCAAGAGCATAGGAATAATTAGATGGCTGTAGAAGGCTACCATGCACAGGGAACGACTGTAACCCTCACGACCGGCGGCGCAGTTGGGTGCGTCCGTTCAGTATCTCTACCTGAATTTTCACTTGAAGCAATCGACGCAAGTTGCCTTGAGGATTCCGTTGGTGGCTTCATGAAGAAGCTTTCCGGCGGTCTTATCGATGCAGGTGAGGTGCAAGTCACCTATGTGAGCGTTGGCGCACCTGATGTTCCAGATGGATCTCAAGATACGCTGACCATTGTTGTTCCTGCTGCTGCCGGAGCAAGTTCTAACGGAACGCAAGCTGGTTACACGATCACCGGAACTGGCTTTATCTCATCTGCTTCCGGCGGATCTCTTGAGATCAACGGACTGATGGAAAACAGTTTCACCTTCGTTTTCGATGGCGACACTGGTCCAACCATCTCGTAAATGAATTAACTCCTCCACCACCACCAAGGAGATGTCATGTCTCAACATGTCGAACTTGAAACGCATGTCGGAATCCATTTAGCGACAAAGAAAGAAGTAGTACACGAGCAGTACTGGGTCTTTCTGTGTGATGAAGACTCTCGCCAAAAGATCGGACTGATTGGATGGAAAGAGCGAAGCAAATTGATCTTTTTTCAGAAGGTCGATCCAGTGACTTCTAAATGGATTGAAGAAGAGGTTGCAAAGTTGATGGAGCGTGAAAACGTCACATCAATCGAGCCACCTGAAATACCCGAGGAACTGCTTAATCAGGATGATGACGATGAGCTTGACGAAGAAACAATTATTGGCTGAGTTAGTTTGCACTAAACCTGAAAAACTCAAGGAACATGTATTTGGGCAAGAAGCCTGGGTCAAACCTGTTTCTGAGTTCCAGAGATCACGGCGACTTGCTGCTCTTTACGGCAAGGATGGCGAGGTTTCACGAGATGCTATCAGGAAAGCAAGGCTCTACACCATTGTTGACCACTTATGTGACCAGAATGGTGAGAACTTATTCAAAGAGTCCGACATCAAAGATCTTATGGAGCTTGATGCTTTAAAGCTAGATGTTGTGATTGGCTGCATCGAGCAATGGGTGTCTTCTCGCGAGGGAAAGATCCTCGGCGGATCGAAAAAATAGCCAAAGAGTTTGACAGGAATCACAGACTGTCATGGGCATTTTCGATCTGCCAAGACCTCGGGATTGATGATCCTATCTCTTGGATGAACGCATGTCCTGTTTTGCTGGACTGGTGGATCGGCTATCGAATCCACAAAAGCGAGCGTGAGCGTGAGGCTTACGACAAAGCATCCGGCAAAAGCAAGACTAAGCTCAGTGGCGATTCTCTTTACGATCACTTGGAGCAATTAGCTGATGGCCGCAAACCGAGTCGGGGCTCTATACTACGAAGCGATACTCGACCCTAGAGGTTTCTCTAGGGGCGTTCTAAAAGTACGCAATGATCAGGCGGTTCTTGCGGCGGCCATCAAGGATACGTCTGACCCTCTTGATAAACTCCGAGCGGAGTTGCAAACCCTTGATCGAGTCTATGAAGAAATAGCGGCTAAAGATCCGTTTGAAGGACAGCAAGAGTCTCTTGATGCTTTGGTCAAGAAGACGATGATGCTGTCTGACGAATTAGAGGAAATGCAAGCTGCTCCACAGCGTGAAGCTGATGTAAGTGCAGAGGCAGATCGACAGAAAGAAGCAGATGCTGAAGCAGCTAGGCAGGAAGACCTTAAAAAGCGTTATCTAGCTATTGCGAAGTCTCGCAAAGAACGGCTAGCCGAGCTTGGGCGAAAGAGACAAGAGGAACATGTTGCTGAACTGCAAAGAATTAAAAGCGAGAAAGCTGCACTTGAAAAATCTCAGCAAGCTGAGTTAGACCGTCAAAATCAAATACAAGATCGATATCTAGCAATAGCAAGAGCTAGGCAGCAGAGACTGGAAGAAGAAAGGAGGGCCAAGGAGAAAGCTGATAAAGAAGATCAAAAAAGAGCAGAGAAAGCTGCCAAGGATGAAGAATCTCGTCAAAAAACAATTCAGAAACGGTGGCTTGCGGTAGCAAAATCTCGAAAAGAAAGGCTTGAAAGAGAAGAGAAAGAAAAAGAAGCAGCAAAGAAAGCGGAGCTAGACCGAGAGCAAGAAAAACAAGACCGGTGGATGGCACTAGCTAAACAGCGTACTGATCGTTTAGCGCAAGAAGCAAAAGCAAAAGAGGACGCTGAAAAGGCCGCGCAAAAAAAAGCAGAAGAAACAGCCAAAGCAGAGAAGAAAGCAGCTAAAGAAGCAGAAGCTCATGAACGCAGGATGAAAACCTTGCAGACTGAGCGTATGGCAAAGCGTCTTGCTAATGCTGGTCAATACATGACATCCTTCAAGGGGATGAAAATTCTTTTTGCTGATCTCCAAAAGTCTATAGGCGGAGTTGGATCTGGTCTTTCAAGGATGGCCGGTAACCTAGCCCAAGCTGCTGGCATGGGTCCACAGATTCAAGGTCTTGCAAGGGTATTCGGAACCCTTGGGATAAAAGTTCTTGCTGTAGTTGCTGCAATCTATGCGGTTGGCAAGGCCATGCTTTCGGCTGCAAAGGCTGCTGATGCGTTTGAACTAAGGCAGATAAAAATCATCTCTGCAATGCAAGGCAATGAGCTTAGGGCAAAAGCACTTACTGAGCAGATGCGTGAGTATGCTGCAAAGACATCTTACAGCACCGCTCAGATGCAGGACTTCGCAGCCAAGCTCCTAGCCCTCGGTGTAGTTGCGAGTGACATCCCTGACCTTGCTGAAAAGCTCGGCGGTCTTGCGATGGGTGATTCAGAGAAACTAAAGAGAATTGCAAAAGCGTATTCTGACGTTCAGGCCAAGGGTCGCCTGATGGCTCAGGAGGCTAATCAGTTTGCAGAGGCTTTGGTTCCCCTTGAGAGGGCTCTTCTTGCTAACGGTGTAGCAAAGAGTCGGCTTGAACTCCGAGCCATGATGGAGCAGGGGGAAATCTCTGCAAAGATGGTTGATGAAGCTCTTGAAAAAGCAGCCGAGATGGTTGGTGCTGAAGAGGCTATGGAGCGTCGGCAAGATACGATTGCTGGGCAGCTTGACGAGATGAAAGCTTCATTTGCAGAAATATGGAGGCTGCTAGGAGGCCCAATACAAAACACGCTAGTTAGTGTGTTAAAAGTCATCAACTTCTTCCTCAAAGGCGTTGAGAAAGCAGCGTATTACTTCGATGTTATTTATGGAAAGTGTGATCTAACATACGGGCTTTTGGTCAACACATGGCTGGTTCATGACAACATCTTCAAGCTGCTTACAGGACAGACTGCTGCACTTGAAGAGCAAGCAAGAATTGATGGAGAGATAGCAGATGCTAAAGCCAAGCGTGAGGCGGCAGAGCTAGAAGAGCTAGAACGCCAACAGAAGCGTCAAGCAAATTATGACGAGATGCTTCAGAGTCTTACTGACGAGCTTCAAAGCTATTACGACAGATTCAATAACGAAGAGAAGCTTGCTGAAATGCAATTCGAGAGGATGCTTGCTGAGAAGCTTGCACTCGAAGAAATAGATGAAAAACAAGCTGAAATGCTTCGTCGCCAATACCAGTTTGTTCAGGCTGAAAAAGAGAGACTTGAGCTAGAGAAGGAAAGAGCCGAAGAAGCCAAGAAGATTGCTGAAGAAGAAAAGAAGATGCAGAAAGAGGTTGACGACGAGTTCGACCGAGAAATGAAACGCATTGAGGATGAAGCCAAGAAACGCGAAGAAGACCTATACAAGCAAGCTGAAGAAAGAGAACAGGAAGCTGAAAACAGGGTCAAAGAGCGTCAGCAACTAGGACAGCAAGCTGACGCAGGTGCTGGTGCATCGTTTGAGGCAGGCTCTGTAGAAGAGTTCAACATGCTTCGCCAGATGGAAATGCAGGCGAGGAGAGATGCACAGCAAGTGATCTTTGAACAAGAGGCTGCAAAGGCTCGCAGGGAAAGTAACGAACTGTTGAGCAAGATGTTGCTTGAGTTGCAATCGGAAACTCAGCAGCAAAAGGATGATGCACAGTGGAACTACTACGGCGAGTAATTGATGTATTTAGATATTAAAGAAACCCTCGAAACATCTTTTTCGATCAAAGGATCGAAAAGCTCCGCTGGCAAGTCTCTTGTCAACCATACGGCCAAGAAGCAATTCAGGGTCGAGATGAAGCGGTCTTTCAGCTTTGAGGCAATGCAGTTCGGTGATGTAACTGAAGGTCATGTGGCATGTGATCCAAGGCTTCCTGTCGTCAACAGAAGCACATGGTATTCATCGCTTACTGGCTTATCCATGCCATTTGCTGTCTGCACCAGTAAGGATGTTACTCGGGATTCCAAGAACGGAAACATCTTTACGGTTACATGCAATTTTGAGACCGGCCCAGTTGAGACTGAGCAGTGTACCGCCGCTCCACCGGCGAATGCAGAAGAAATACAGCCTGAAGTTTCAATCGAGGTCGGATCTTATGAGCGTGTTTTGTATGCAGACAAGGATGGTGAGCAATGCTGGAAGTTACCAACCGGATCGCCGTTTCAGTCTCCAGTAACAGAAACGATCCCTACGCTCAGACTGACGATAACACAGTTTGAGACATTCGTCACTTATGAAGAAATACTAGAGAGGTCGTTCAAGACTAACAGTGCAACTTATCGCAGTAAAGATGCTGGACTTTGGCTTATAGGTGCAGTTAAAGCAACTGAGCAGGATGTTACATTCGCAGATGGATCTGTGAATACACTTGCTAAAGTAACATATCCAGTCATGCTCTCTGAGAGATACTTTTACCCTCCCGGCGTTGATGCAACGGACGCAAACAGAACTGTGTACGGACATGACCATGTGCAGCCACTCGTTGATACATATAAAATGGTAGGTGGAACGCCAGAACCAATAACGATTGGTGGAAACGTGACAACTGGTTACATCAACACGGACGGAACACTACGCGAACCGGCGGCGGCAAATGAAGAACGCCCAGATTATCTAAGGTTCAGAACGCAAGATGAAATCGATTTCTCCTCATTCTTGCAGGCATAGTTATGCAGATAAGCAGAGATGAATACAAAGCGATAAGAGATCTAGGGAAGTCTCAGGGTTGGTCGCTTCCTCCTGACCCAAAACAGATTGGCGGAATCCCTGCGCTTGTATGCAAGACGGGTACTGGCGGAATCCCTGCGAGAACAGGTGCCATTGCAGGAAAGGCCACCGATGTCATTGTTCAGTTCATTGAGCCCGATGGTACCATGACTGACTCTGACCGGCTGATAACTGTTTACAATCCATTCGGCACTGCTGTTGGGGAGTCTGTTTATATTACATGTAAATTCGTGAACAACGGATACTGGGTCGTTGATGCAGAGGATTGTCCATAATGGCTATTCGCCACTCACCAGGTTGTAGATGCTGTGAAGGCGGAGAAGAAGGCGGTGTGTGCTGCAATGAGTTTGTTATCTATCATGCTTCGGTAGGAACGCCATTTGACACAAGCTACATTCAGTCTGGATCTATTTCTGGTAGCAATCCAGAGGTAATAACAAGTCCTTTGGTTTTATCGATTCCAACTTGTTGTCCAGACTGGATTATAGATATTGAACTTTATCGAACTGGCGAAGATGCGTTCGTTAAAGTTGATAGGGCATTGCAGTTTAGAACTACTCCTTACACCAACGCAACCACTCCTGCATACCGCATAGATGAAAATAGTTCAGAGCAGACATGCTACACCTCTTTTGAGCAAGACCTCACGTATCAGTGGGTTCATAGCAGGCTGTCTGTGGACTACAAGCTGCCTTGGAGATGCGACGATCCTAATTATGGCTTTATTTACGATGCGCCATCAGGAGCAACGTATAACGGACAGCCTTTAACTCAATACGCACTTCTCTACTTCTATAGCATCTTTGATTCCTATTACGGTTGTCAGAGAGAAGGAGTTGTCAGTCCGGCATTGCTGGGCGTCAACGATGATGCGGTGGCATGGTCTAGGGGAGGTGTCGTCCCTGCTGGCCCAAGGACAACGCTTGTCACCATTGACCCCGGAACTGATTACATCGTACTTAACAAGATCGGTGTAAGGTATGGAACTAAGGGAAACGTCAACGATCTAAGTCAAGACTGTTCTGCGATTAGGCAACAAGTGTATCCATCTAAGACCAGTTTTTTTACTGGTGATCCTCTTTACGCGATGTCTATTAACGCATCAGACCAGCGAGAGCATGTTGGTTTCTGGGAAACAGTGATTGAGGAAAAAGGACATATTAGCGCTGACTCTGCTTTTGTTGGGCCTCCATTCCGAGGAATGAGTATGCCTTTTGGGCTTACCGCTTCTCTTTGGCCTAATCCTGCGACCGATCCAGTTGCTTCGTTAGGTTCTTTTGCAGGTGATCTGTCAAAGTTCAACGATGACTCCTATGTTCATTCGGATGTGCTGCCTGACTTATGGAAATACTACGATGCAACTAACTATTTCTCTTGGCTCCAAATACCATTGCTGTCTAGTGACACTTCTGGAGGAAACCCACCCGGAGCTACACGACTAGGAGCTTTCCCTCTTTATTATCTTGCTCCATTGAGTTCGATGGTTCCTGAGCAACACAGTGCTTTCAGGGGCGGGTGGATAGAAAGCGTCACCATCGTTGACAACAATACTTCAACGACATTTAATTTGTCTAATTCAACTGTATCTCATCCAGCCTTGTATGACAGCGGGACTGCCGGATCTCCGAGTTGTGTTGCTAACACTGTCTACGGAAGTGTTACTAATACCTGCGTAACGCAGGGTAACATCGAGTCTTATAACCTGAATTACCCAAACTATCCACCAAATCCAAGCTACCCCAGTGGCAGTGTATCAGTTGGACAGACTAACGTAAGTGATGTTTTAAGGATGCAGGATCAGTCAGAAAGCGATTGGTTTGTTCGGCTAAAATTGCCGTCTTCTTATATCCAGCCTTTGTTTTTTACTTTTTCTGCCAGAAGATCCAGCGATTGTCTGACGTATATGTCGCACGACACGCAATTCACTACTCTTGTTCATGCCTGCGGCCCTAACGGACTAATAACAACCAATCTGCGTGACTCTTGCATGAACGCAGACATAACAGTTGTTTGGAGGTTCGAATAATGTATTGCACTTGCGGAACTTACATTATTCCTCCCTATCCTGACATCATCAAATGTCCATGCGGAAAACAGTCAACAGTGGAGGAGCTTTCTTCTGAGATTCAGCAAGATGACAGTTCATTTTATAACAAGCCAGGTTCTGCACTAGAGTCCTTGATCCCCGACTGGGCAGTTCAGTTCAAGACTGGATGCAAATGCAAGGACATGCGTGACAAGATGGACAAGTGGCGCACAAGCGGCTGTGAGGCTCGGGAGGACATGATTGTCGCTCACTTGATGGCTCAGTCAGATAAACTCATCGCAGTCTTTAGAGGCATCCCTACGCCGCTTAGACGCATGGCTGCAAAGCGTTTGTTTCGTAAGGCTATTGAGCTATCGAAAATTGAGTAGGAGAGCAGGCAGGGGCTAGGAGAGAGCCCCTGTTATACCACTCCGATTGCTGTAACCTTCTGAAGGTCTTCTACCTTAAAGACAGCCAGCGTGATCCCCATGTGGAGCAGATCCTCGGTCATGCCTTCTGAGCCGACCTTATCGATACACAGGTCAGGCAAGTGACTCCAGTTGTGACCACTTATGATGTCACAGACATGACTCCTAGCAATCATTGCAGATGCCTCTTCCCACTCCTCAGCCACCTTCTCACGGCATAGGATCGGATCTTCGATAATGATTCTGCATGTTGCGTTGACGACCACAGCAATGCCATCAGCCGTTGTGATGCGTTGTATCCCGCAGTCTATCGGTATCTCGCAGGCTGGGAGGTACTCGATGTGGGTAAATGCAGGACAATGCAGTCTAGGTTTCTCTGCTAACCGAACCCCTCCTAGCCAACTATCGACGATCATCCATTCATAGGATGTTGGTCTGCGAGCAATCCTCGGCACCAGATCGAAGATAGGTTGCAAGAACGACGAGAAGAGGTCTAGTAGGCTCATAGGAGCATTGGCTCAAAGATTGGGGTTGTACCGTCAAGGACAATGCCACAGCCTATGATAGGCTTTGCTGAGAACTTAACAGCGTATTCCATTTGAG